CGTGCAGGAAGAAGGTCGAAACAGAATGTTGAGGCATGCCAAAATCCTTTGTCAAAAAGGTTATTGGAAGTGTCTACAACAGACTGGCATGACGCCGGCCTGTCAGCGACTAGAGTCTTTGGTTTAACGGGGGTTACATTATAACCCGCGAAACCATCGGAGCCACAGGATTCGCGAAACTGTCCGTGAACGTAGCTTTTGGCTACATTTACCTTCAGTTGAAGCAATTCCATAAGGCAAACCAGTCGCTCATACCCGTGTGAGGGGATAATAATATCATCCCCGAACACACGGACCTGATTACGATATTTCCTAAGAATGCGCCACCCCTGTGAAGGAGTAGCCCATTCCTCTCCAGGTTGGAGAGATGAAGCTAGAGCTATGCAAAGCATAACAATGCTCATTACAGGAAAAGTCGTAGCAGTACCTTGCGAGGCAAACTTTTTGAGTTTCAAAAAGCTTGGGACATCGGAGATATCATCTCTGAGGTACCTCGTTCTTGCGGCGTGCAGAGCTTTTATCAAGGAATAATTCTTCCTAAATATACGCTCCACGGTCCAACAAGAAAGACGATCACTAGCATCCGATAAATCTACCGTAGCTAGTGATTGATCCAAGGACGCTCGCAACACAAGGTCGCCTGACTTAGATTGATCTTTGAAATCAATGAAGCTAGAACCAAAGTTCTTACGACATTGCTCAAAGAGAAACCGCAAAACCAACTGTTGGCACCACTGGTGCGCAGTTGATTCTGCCGCGATAAGCCTAGGACTTTTTGTAGTCTTAGGAACCGCAATCAGACGACTTGCCACCTCGTGATTGAGGGGCCTTTCCAAATCCGCAGAAATGGTTTTACCACACTGCTCATAAGGAAAGAATTGTTGGAGCTTGTGCGGCCAGTTAGGGAACTCGGATTTCTCCCAGTTCTTTAGCCGTTCCGCTACTGCACCAGGTCCATGCCTGAAGCCGATTCCCTCGGATTCCTTTTCCAAATTCTCTGAGTAGAGAACAGGATCAAGGATATCAAAGGAACCAATAATAAGGTCAGCGACTTGCTGAACCTTAATCAGGAGAGAAGCATCTCTTGCTCTCTTATCTCGAATCTCATCATCCACTATTCTTTCAAATAGCGGAAGACTCTGATTTGAGTACGAGGCCCAATCTAGCGCTTGAACAAGGTTCAAGCGGTCTAGACTAGAATGCTTCTCCTCTCCATGGATAGGAAGTGGTTGGCAATCTACTACTGGAATCTCTTTGGAAAGAGAACCAGAAAGAAGATTAGCACAACTGCAATCGCTATAGCCAAGATGGCTATATTGATAGTCTGTTGGTGGCTCAACGGGATTTGATCCTGTTGAACTTGTACCACCAGATTCCCTGTCACTGAAGAGGCAGTCGGAGTCCCACCCGAGGGAGGGGCTCCTAAGCTTCTGTTCGATGTCATGGTAGGCCTTCACTATCGCTTGAGTGCGATCGTGACTGCAACCAAGCTCTAACTTCTTCCCTAAGACAAGAAATTGTCTAAGGAAAGCTAGAGCAGTGACGTCTACAGCCTGCTTCAGGCACGCATCTCTGTCAAACACGCGCAACCAGAGTCCCGAGAAAAGTCTCGGCACGCTGGAGCCACGAGACCTCCTATGACTAAGAGGTCCAGTGACTACAAGGCGCCCACTCTCGAGTCCTGCCAAAAGGCAAGACTCTAAGTTGGGGAGGTCTAGGGTGAAGAATCCTATTCCTCTAGCTTGACAGTAAAGGGTGATCCTCTCAAAATCTTTTGAGAAGTCAACCTCTAGTGCTGGGTATGCTAGGGAGGCGTCTTTACAGAGCCCCTCTAGGACATGGAGTAGAGCATTCACTTGGCTTTTCATACATGCTACCTTTCGGGTAGGGGTGTATCCAAGCCACAGGTCACAGTCGATACAACTTCGTTATCTTAGAACTAGAACGAGTCTAAAAGACTACTTTCTAGCTCTCGAAGTTGGCCAACTTGGTAAGCGCCGCGCCGGAACTTGCAGCAAGCAAGTTACAGAGCGACAAGGCCCAAGCCGCACAATTGGCGATATCATCGCCCTGCTGATTCTCGAAGACCAAATAGGCCTTCTTGACAACAGAAAGTGTGGAAGGGGCCACCGGAAAAGTCGTATGAACGATTTCGACGTTGTGTCGGTCAACACTGACACCACGCTTCTTATCGGTATACGACGTATTCCGAATCCTCAAGCTTAGCTCGGTAAGCGAAGACCGGAGACGGTACTCAGAAGAGTACTGATCCTGGTTCACCTTAACGAGTGAGTAAGAGGTACCAGCGTAGGTAATTGACTGTGGGTCTGCGAACATGTTCTACTTCCTTATTCTTGCCGAAATTGGCAGTTACGTGACGGGCATTACCGCCTCGTTACTGCTAACGAAGCAAGAATGCCCATTTGTCCCCCAGATAAAAAGGGGAAATGGGCGATCGGAGCTACAAAACTCGGAGCTCGAGTCTTAGTGTGAAGATCAACCCGAATAGGGCTGTTCGTCCCACCAGTAGTCTCGAACCTCGAGATCGTCTCTCTCATGATGTGAACACCTGAGAGCGTGGCTGGAATAATATTCCTAGTAGTAGCAATAAATTGCCCTACATTGGAACACCAGTCAATGAGCCAGGACCATGGCATTGCTTCCCATAGAGTAGAATTGTCTATGGTTAGCCCTAACACGGACCTCATGGCTAGACGTTGTCTGTCGGCTGCAGTCAGTTGATTAGGACTATATGCGGCATTCCACCGCACATGAGCCCTAACTTGCTGACGTGTAGTCTGCCTGACGATATCAGTCCAAAAGTACTGATTCGACTGCATCACACGAGAGTATGATGCATTGGTAGACCACGATCCGACATTCATTGTACGGCGCAAGCCTGTGGGCCCCGCAAGCCTATCCATCTCACGGATTCGGTGATTAACCTGATCCTGAAATTGGGTAAGCCTAACGAGGTCCCCTACCAAAGGCGCAATGCCGAATTGGTAGCGGAGATTTTGACGACCAGCGACTCTAGGGTTTAAAATATTCAAACCTTCGCGTCGGATGGTACGTGCAATATCACCAAGTTCCAGGACGTTTACCGGGATGTCCACATAAGGACGACTCGGATTACTCCTGGCAACAGCCTGAGTTGCATAGTCAACATCAAACTGATCTTGCCCGAACTCTGAGGGGAGGTGACTAAAGGTAGTAGTTTCCAACCAATCAACAAGATAATTATCCCAATAATTATTGGGATCGTTGAATTGATTGACTCTACCACCCGAGATGTTTAAAGTCTCGATGTGTAATGGAGTACAGTCTCCTGGGCCAGTAATATCGGCACAGTAGGCATGACCTCCAGACACAGAGTAGTTACCTCCAGCTGCTAGAGATCCACCCGTAACAACCCTTCCCTTAGGGGTAGGGAAGTCTTGGTATCGATTTCTAGGTGGCATTTCAGAGTGCTCCTGTACGCAGTACTAGGGAGTTAAGACTTAATCAAG